AAATGGATAAACACAGACAGGGACTTTGCAAACCTCGTCGCAGGCGCACACAAGCGATTTGAAAACCTGAACCTGCGCAACCGACTCGACCTTCGGGAAAAGGCGGTAGAAAGTCTCGAATGGTTGCTATCAAAAAAGGAAATCAAAAAGGATGAAGTAACTATCATCAAACAATTTGACAAGGAAGGGCAAGCGTTAGGGCACAATGAAATAACAAAGCGCAAGACAGTCACTCGGGATCCATCATTCGCAGTAATCGAAAAGGTATTAGGCAGGCGGGAGATAGAATATATCGTTCTCAACAAAGCAATCAACGAAGGCAAAGAAGACCCAAACGCACCATTATTTAAACGATTATTTGGTGATTGGGGTCACGATGAACTGACGGAACATATGGAGGAAAATATTTTCAGCGATTCAATCGACCTGATCAAGTTAAGACAAATACAGGCGGAGACGCAGAAGCGATTCGATCAAGGGCTTCTCCCATTCGAAGAATACGAAAAAATGGTGCAGGATCAATCCAAATCCTACATCACTTTAAAAGACAAGATTGAAAGACGGGCTATGGGGCTCGTAGAGGGCTACAGCCCACAGGAACTGATACTGCAAATTCGTCAGTTCACCCACATGCTATTAACACAATTAGACGAAACGGTAAACGACCTTGGAATTGATAGAGCAGATATACCTGCAGAACTCTCAAGAAAGATTAAGGCGAGAACGGAAATTCCCGCTACGATTTGACGGAATACTCGACGTAGAAGAAGAAGACGGAATCTGGCACATCGAGCCAGTACCAATACGCACGTTTGTCAAGGAATACCTTCGGCTTGCAGGACTATCCAAAGCGCAGGGACAAATCCTCGATGAAGTATTTACCAAAAACCCAGCCAAGACGGAAAATTTTTTCCATCTGGAACAGGCTATCTTACGGGTAGGGCAGGGCGGAGGAAAAAACTATATTTCAACCATAATCGTCGTCTACGCAATCTACCTATGGTGCTGTCTCAATAATCCCCACAAATTTTTTAATCTCGAATACCACGAACCATTCGACATCCTCAACTTTTCCCAAGTAAATGAACAGCAGGCAAGAAACGTATTCTTCCGGACACTATCGAATCTCATGAAAAGAACTCTCGACCCGAGAACAAACGAAAACTGGTTCACACGGCACATGGGATTCCGGATTGCTGAATACGGACGCAAAGATATCAAAGAAAAAGAATTATATATCCCATGCCGAGACAGGGACAAAGGTGGAATCAGGGTGTACTGCCTTGATTCCACCGCTAAAAGCGTAGAAGGTTACACTATCTGGATGTACATCTTGGATGAACCTTCAAGAGCCAACACTCCAGTAAAATACGCTACAGCAAAAAAACAATATAACACAGCACATAACAACGCAAACACACGCTTCGAGCCATTCCAATACTTCGGGTGCATGTTCGCATATCCGGAGCAGGAAGTCAACGATCTGCTCATGGAAACATTTGAAAAACACTCGATCAATCCGAAAGAAAATTCATACGAAATAAACGAAAACGTCCTGACAGCATGGTTCGACACATTCGTATTCAATCCAAAAAAAAGCAAAGAGGCATATTTAAGAGCACACAAAACCGATCCCATAGATGCAGATCGACGCTGGAGAGCAATCGTCCCCCCGAATGAGTTTGGATTCTTTATGCCGCACATGGAAAAAATAGACGAATGCGCAAATCCTGATATATTCCAGCCTATCAAATGGAAAAATGCACTCACCAGACGCAAAGGAACGGAAAGAGGAAAAAGAAAAATATTAGATTTTACAGCACTTGAACTAACCGAGATAAAAGGGGATGAAAGGGAACGCAGATGGGGAGGTGACTTCGCAGTCTCAAACGACAGTCTCGTGCTGGTAGGCGGATACCTCCAGCAATCCGACAAACAAATTCCAGACTTCGTATATAAAGAACGAACCAAACAGGGCACAGAAAAAGATATAACTATATCAATTTCAGCAGTGCCCATAATAGACACCATCCTCGTATGGAAACCGAAAAAAAACAAACCAATAGACTACCAGAACGTAGAAGACGTAATCACATCGCTTCTGGGCGACCACTTTTACAATTCCAGAAGTCTGCACTTCGACAAATACAACACCGAAAGCATAAAGCAAAAACTGCTGGACATCGGAATATACGATTGCGAAACGCTCACATTTTCAAATCCGCAACAGCTTGCTTATGGACGACTGACCAGACACTTGATCTGGAACAACGCAATCGAGTACCCGGACAATCCGAAACTGCAGAGGGAAATGAAAAGGTTACTGCTTTTAAACAATACCAAATTAGACCACCCTGCAGGCACAGGAGAATCGAAGGACATATGGGATGCGCTAATTATATGCGTACAACTTTTAATGACCCACGCCGCTGACGGCGGGGCATTGGACATAGACATGGGAGAAAACGTAAACATGGACAAAGAAATAGAAGAAGAAATCAACCTCTACGAGACTGTGTACACAGCATTCGTAAAAAAATACAATCGGGATCCTCACAGCAATGTTGAGATGGCATCATTTTTCAAAACCAAATTCAATATGGTGAAATCGCCAAGCGAAATTGAATACATGAAACAAAGCTGGGAAGTAGATAAAAATATGATGGAAAAGAAAATACCCGGAATGGACATGGTGCAGGGTGAAACATCACAAAGCAGTCTGGATATAGGGTTCGACGATAACGAGCTGGAAGATATAGGATTTTAAGTGATAGAACAACTGATGTCAATGCTCGACGTGATATATCCGAACGAAAGAGACAACTACGTCGCACTTAATATCGGAAACATATCAGCACTAACGGAAAAGGCAGTTAGAATAGACAGCACATGGATACCCATAAGCCAGCTTCGATGCGATGAAAAAGGTGAAGTCTATGTGGCTCACTGGTTTTACTGCAAGGAAATCAGCCAGACATCACTATTCAAATGACCATAGCAGAATGGATAAAAATAGAGGAAGCATTCACCAAAAAATACGGTTGGGACAAGGGGATTAAAATTATTTGCAAGGCGCAAAGAGACATATGCAGTACAAAACGAATAGAACACATAAGCATAGAAGAAGAACGTAAAATGAAAATCAGACTCCGTGAAATATACAAAAACGGGTCCAAAAATGAATAACATATTGCGTTATGAATTAACATACAGCTATATTCCAACGGTCTCGGCGGTGAGAATTTGCATTGTCGGGATATTTTTTTATCTAAAACCGGAGAAAACATGAGTAGCAACGGATCTTTAAAATTCCAGTTTCAAGAAGAACAAACAAACATTGACAACCTCAACAACCTACGTTCCGACCTCGCACACAATATGCGTACATTCCTAACCGAAGCGCAATCGTCCGGATTCGCAGAAGAAATTGACCGCATGATTGAAGACGACCCGGAAATGGAGAAAAGCTATAAGCAATTTATAAAAGCGATTGACAAAAGAGACGGAAGCGGATCACTCGCAGAACAAATGGTAGGTATGTTCGTAGACCCTGACTTTCAGATAGACACAGTAGAAAATTACAGCTTCCCACATGAAAGAGTCAGACCGGAAATCCTGCGTCGTGCAGGGAACAGCATACCGGGGAATCTGATAAAATCATACAGGTCTCACCAACTCGCAGAATTTGGAAATATCTCAAACGGAAAAGATGCTGGCTTTAAAATATCATTTCAGGATTCAGACAAAGTACCGACTAAAGCCGAAAAGAATAAACTGCGACAGGCAGAAGAAGCGTTCAAAGAAAGCATGTTCTATGTCCCAAACGATCCCAACCCATCCCTGCAGAAGTTCCTATTCTATTCATACTGCGATTATTTCGACCTCGACAAAGTAGCCATAGCTATCGTAAGAACAACAGCATCCGCAAATAAGCGTTTCGGATACAGGGGTGAACCCATAGCCATGCAACTGATGGATGGAGCAACGGTATACAGAATCGTACCAAGAAATATCACCTATCCGCAATACGACACAAACAGGTGGGACTACAACCAATTCAACTACGCAAAGGAAAAAGTAGGAATCCGTCCCGAGTTTATCGATGACTACAGATTTATCCAAGTAGACAAAGTAGGAAAGCGCAGGGGAATATTTAAAGAAAGCGAAATGATACTGGCGAATGCATACGGAACAACTGATGTCCACAACCAGTTCATGGGATTCAGTATCGTCGAGAAATCGCTGAAAGTACTGCGGTACATGATGGATTCCATCATCTACAACTACACACGTAGATCGACACAAACCATGCCAAAAGGAATGATAACGCTAACAGGTGCAACTGAAGATGGATTCTCACGGTCAGAAATGGCGTTATTCCGGAAGATGATTTGGGCAATATCAGCAGGAAAGAAGAACCAATGGAAATATCCGGTCATAGGTCTGCCCAAACAGAGCCAAGCAAACTTCGTCAAATTCCACGAATCGTCAAAAGAGATGGAAGATTTCGCATGGTGGTCAACGCTCATGAGTCTATTCTGCACATACTCCGGAATCAACCCGGAAGACATAAGTATGGCATCAAACAAAAACACCGTTGGAAAACAGAAGCTATTCGACAAAAAAGAAGAAGAAGGCGGAATGGTGAGATCACAGGATATGGGACTGCGGTTTTTCCTAAACCATTTCGCAACAACAATCAATTCAATAAACGTAGCTGAAGAAATAACGGGCATTGAAGGTGTTGCATTCGGATTTACAGGGCTGGATGTAGAAGATGTAATCAAGAAAACAGAATACAACATGAAAAAACTGCAGACCGACACTTCCATAAATGAACTGCTCACAGCAGAAGACAAAAAGCCGTTCGAATTTATGATGGGAGAAATAAACATTTTCGATATCCCCGGTCTTGCCAACCCTCAAATACAGCAAACCATCCTGCAGACATTCCAACAGCAACAGATGAGCGAGCAGGAGGGTGAAGAAGGTGAGGGAGATGAGGGATATCCGTGGGATATGGGCGGCGAGCAAGGTTTCGATCAAGATGAAGGTGGCGGTGAACCACAACCTTCCGTCGCCCAGAAAGCAATGAAGAAAGCAAAAAAATCAGACGTGATCATACGGGTGATAGATTAAAATGTCACAAAACATGAAAATAAAACTTGGATGTATAGTGACGATGAACAAACAAACAGAAAGGAAACTAAAATGAGTTTAGCAAACATAAACAAATACCCCATGCTGAAAAGCAGGGTGAAGGCACATCAACGGAGAACCAAAACGGGGAAGGTCGTGCAGGTTAAAGAACATGAAGTGAATG